TGTTAAGTCATTAAGTTGAGAACCTTGTTTGTTTTCAAGGTATTCATAATAGGCTTCTAAAAAGCTAATGAATAGAGGATATTCGTCCCGAACAAATTCAGGAACTTGCCTATTAACTAATAGTGATGTTAAATTATCTGTATGGGCCATTAAGATACTTTAGTCAAATTTGTAACAATTGATGTTATGTCAGTTTCATCAATTGTAATAATTGTATTTTTATTGGATTCAATAGTTCCTTCATCAGCTTCAATTGTTAACCTAATTTGTCTATCTGAAGCACCGATAGATCGAATATTAATGTCATTAATTGTAATTCGTCCTGTATCATAATTAATTTCTCCAGCAGTTGAATTTACAATTTGCCTTTCAGCATTACTATCATAATAAATTGTTCTTAATACTCCTGTTCTTGCATCAATAACAGCTGTGCCTGTTGCACCATAACCACCGCCACCAGATATGGTGACAATAGCACGAGTATAATCAATACCTCTATTCGTAACAGTAATTGACTGAATTGTTCCATTTACAATGACAGCTTTAGCTGTAGCACCTGTGCCATCACCAGTAATTGTTACTGTTGGCGTAGAAGTATATCCTGTTCCAGGATTTGTTATAGAAATAGAAGCAATACCTGAATATGACTGTGGAGCTTCTTCTAAAGTAACAGTTCTTGCTACACCATTTGAATCATTAACAACAAACTCGGTTGATGTCATTTTATTCAAAATTGTTCCACGATGTAAAGGAATATTAAAATCAATAGTATAATTTAATGAAGAATTTAAAATTGGAGTAAATCTTTTCTGAGCTTTTACAATTGTTTCACATCCAATAATTGCGTTTCTTTCCACCGCATCAATATCACCTTCAATCTTTGAATGGACATACCTAGCATCAAATTTATTTAAGTTTGTATTTCTATAAGAAAGAATTGCATTTCTTATCAATGTTTTTAATGCTGTTTCAGTAAGAGTTGTCTTTTTATTATCATATTCAACTTCAGATTCAACGAGAAGATACAGATATTCAGGATCTATTATCTCAGCAGACACAGCTATAATTGCTTTTGGTGAAATAATATCATTAATAATTCTTTGTTTTTCTGTTTCAGAAATATAATAATTATCTTTTGGTTTCATAGAAATGAATACTTTACCATAAACAGGTGGGACATTTTCTTCTCCACCCCAAACAGAAATTGATGAAATGTTTGGATAGTTTGTTAAAATATATGATTCATAATCTTTATATGAAACTAGACGATTTTGTGTTGAGAATTGAGAAGCCGCTGAAAATTTAATATTATCAACCGTTTCTCTTTCTGAACCGCCAGCGGCCGCACTGATTGGTGATACTGTAAATGTTGATAATGATTCTGATAATGAATCTGATATGGATGATGTTGCTACAAAGTTGTTAGCTTTATTTGCAATTGAACCATTTGTAACCACATAATTTACATTGACAACCGCACCATCGGGTAATTTTTTACCAACAACATCATTGCCAAAATAAATTTGATATCGGCCATTTCTTCCTTCTTGTAAAAAGAATACTTCTGAGGTTCGTCCAACATCTAAAACATCTATTACTTTATTATAAGTTGTTGTAGAATTATTACTTGATGATTGTTGAACTGTAACACTAATTGTTGTTGTGTCAATATTACTATCAGGTATAGTAAATACCGCTTTTGGATTAGCTGATTCATTATAGTTAAAAACATAAGTTACATATTGACCTTCATGTAAAGAAAGGTTTTCAAACAAATATGTTGAGTTTGCTTTAGTTACAGTTGTATCATCTAATACAATAAAGTTATATGATTTATTATCAATTGATTCTGATAAAAATGAAAAACCAGCAGGTAATGTAAGGGTTCCTGTATTTGCACTTGTTGATGTAGCTTGAAAATTAATAGTTGCAACAGATGAACGATTAGAATAAGGTGTATAACCTAAAGTCTTTGCATGAGAAACGGCGGAATCTCTCAACAAAGCGGTATCTAAAAACGCTTCATTAGCTACCATGTTTAGATAGTAAGCATTATAGTGTGTATTGTATGCTAAAATATCTAATAGTATTGAAAGACCTGACCCATCAAAGTCATAATCGCTAAATGTTGATTGTTGATTTAAAAAACCTTTTAAATTGGCTTTGATGGTATCAAAATCAAGTTCCGTTATTCTTAGTCTGTCTGCCATTTTTATCTAATTCTCTCTAAGAAAAAGTTAATTGTAATTGGTGAAGTATTGTTCAATACAAAAAACTCTAGTTCTACTTTATATCCGTTTTCGTCAGGTGCAGATACCACATTAACATTTGATATTCCTGCACGAGGTTCAAAGTTATTAATTGTTTCTTCTATTTCTCTTTGAATACTAGCTGCTGTTACCGCATCTAAATTATCAAACAATAATTGTCTTATATTACTTCCAATGTTTGGTTGAAATGGTCTTTCATAATGGTTTGTTAATACAAGATTTTTAATAGAATTGATGATAGCATATTCATTGCTATGTGTATTAATATCCTTCTTCACCGGATGAATATTAAAATTCAAATCCAGGTCTTTAAAGGTTCTATTTGTGTCTATATTTACGGTTGCCATTTGTTTATTTATTCGACTTCGGTAGCAGATTCAACGGTTGGACAAGCATTTCCACCAGTTCTTGTATCAGATGGACAAGCAAAATCTGTTTTGCCTGATTGTCTTCTATCATAGAAGTCTGAACCGTACCAGCGATAATGTGTTCCGTTATATCTTATGTTTGAAGTTCCTTTAATTGTTTCTGTTTTAGAACCAGCGCTTACATTCATTTTACCGTCAACTGTCAAGTTAAAGTCACCGCCAACTTTCCAATTAACATCACCATCAACATAGATATTTGCTGTTCCTTGAATATAGACATTATCATTTCTTACAGTGACACTAAAACGATCTCTTTGTATTCTTTCTGATCGGTCACCTAAAGGCCCAAACTCAACATAAGAACCGGAACGGTGATACATATGAATTCTTTCATTGTCTTTTGTATCATCAAATTCTAGTGCATGACCAGATTCAGATTCGTATACATTATTATATGGATATTGTGCATTATAATATGAATCAGGTTCAACTCTTGTTGCTTTGTTTGTTTGTTTTGTTGTAAGTATTGGACTTACAAAATCGGAATCATTTCTTGCCAAACGAGATGTTGTTGGTTCATCCAAATATCTTGGATAATTGTTAGCGGTTTCATTTGGTTTTAATGGAGATAAATCTAATTGTTCCTGTGTTCGTGGGTCATTGTAAGCTTTCTGTCTATCAGCTGCAAACAATGGAATATTAGGTAACACACCCAACATTACTGGCTCTTGTGCGTTTTCTCCATCAACAAAGAAACCAAAAACCATATCTCCTTCTTTAGGTGCATATGTATTCGTATTGTTTAAAGGAAAAGAAGGAGTTGCCCATGGTAAATCTTTTGTCGGTAGTCTCATCTTGTCATCAGCGTGCCAACCAACACAACGAACACGACAACGGCCAAGTTTGATTGGGTCTTTTCTATCTTCTACAATACCAATCCACCAAGTGAATCCGTTTTTACCAGCAAAGTTCTTTTTATCTTGGTTTTCCATATTAATATTCTTGTATTGCAGCTGTTTGATTTGGATTATCAGATGCAATAAATTCTTGATTTGTTGATGTTGATGCTACTTCAATAATTGTTTCGTGTTTATCAAATGTAATAATTTGCCTTGAATTAACAATTAAATGACGACCACTCAATGTTTTATCTTCTTCTGATACATTTGATTCTTGCAGTCCTAGTTCTGGAATCATAACATTAACATTAAAACCAGATGATAATTGAAAATTGCCAGGCATCACAAACTTTAATCTTTTAGACATTAAATGTTTTAGTATAGCTTTTCTTTGTAGTATTTGATTTTCATAATCTTCAACAAAAGTCAATGAAGTTGGGTCTTTTGCTTTAATATACTCACTATATTTTCTTGCTGTGCCAACAATATTAACAACTTTGTGCGAATCAAAAGCTTCATATATGCTTTCACCTGCTCTATTTTTTACATCTGAAGCATTAGGCTTATCATTTCCATGTTTCATTGAACTATAAACATCTAAAAAACTTATACCTCTTGAACTGATAGTTCTTGTTAATGGATCAAATCCTATAAATTTACCAGCATTAACACCACTTCTTATTTTCTCCATAGAATCATTTTGACTAACAACTTCAAAACTTCTAGCAGACGATATTTCAGATAAACTATTTTCGTTTGATGTGTTTTTTGGTTGAAACTTCACATCCAATATTTCAGGTAAAGTGAGAAGTTTTGATAAAGAAACAAAATTATATCCAGAAATGTTTTGAAAAAAAACATAATTTGGTGAACTTTCTAAATCAACGGCTCTTTTTGAACACCACTCAATCGCTTCTATTGGTCTGAGATTAGGTATAACAACCTTTCTAACGCCAGCTGTGTCTTGGTATAAACCTGTTAAGTTATTTTTTGGTATTCTCAAATAATCAAGCATAATTCGTTCAACTATTTCTGAATATTTTCCTGTATAACTTTGATTAACTCTTTGTTGATCTGAAAATAAAAGTTCATCTGATACAAAATGAAGAATGTAAGCTTCTGTTCCTTGGTTTAGATTTCTTCTATTAGTTTGTTTGTAAATACGAAAAGCTTTTCTAAATGAAGCTACATCGGAGTTTACATCTTTTTTAATTGTAATTAATAATGTTTCTGAACCATCAAAAAGAAGTTTATTTGATAAACCAAGAGAATCAGTAATCATAATTTGACCATTGATCACTGGAAGAAATAAAGAATCAAATACACTTATTTCTTCAAATATTTCTTTAATATCAATTGTTCCCGATTTTGTAACTATTGCAACCTGCTCAAGATAAAAGTCGGTCGATTGACTAACAGATAATTCACTCATTATGTTTTCACAACTCTTTTAAATTCATCTTCAACAGCTGAAACAAAATTACTCTTTAATAAACTAATTTCTCGTTTTGCTTCATTTTCTTCTTGTTCGTATGTATAATATGTTTTTGTTTGGGTTGAAATAGTTTCAGTGGTTGTTGAACCATCAGATAACACATATGATGTTTCTGATGCACCTACATTAGCATATGTGTTAGCATCAATCTGAATTTTTTCAGTTATCTTTGTTCCATCTAAAGCTGTTCTTGTAACAATCTTATAATATGAATGGACATTATTTACATCTTGGCACCATTCTAATCCAGTTTGAACTGTTGTATTAGCTGCACCATTAGCTGAATATTTTTCACTTACATAATCTATAA